ACGGTTGCGCTCAACGCGGCAAGACTAAAGGACGGTTCGTATGAAAAAGCGTAAATTCTCCGACGGTGGTCGGTTCGAAGAAGATACTTACGAGCGGGCAAAACGCTTCTTGCAACAGTCTGGTGCCGAGGGCGAGACCCCCGCGCTAGATGAAATTCTTGCGAGTAAACGTGCTGCGCGTTCTGTCTCGCGTCCCCCGATTAAGACTGTCGAGGGTGATGAAGGCCCGGCCATTACTCGTACGGTAGATACGAGTGGAGCGGAAGCTGACGATCGTCGTGCTGCCGCAGAGAGTCAAGCTGCGCGGTCGCGAGCGATGGCTCCCGCTGCACCCGCCCCTCGCGCTGCTGCTCCCACGCCCCGCGCTGCCGCACCGGCTCCCGCTGATGTGCCGCCCCTTGTCTCCCCGCCGCAACCTGAGCCTGATCGGCTCGTCTCTAACCGGAACCGGATGGGTGAACGGGCTGCGGAGCAGATGGAGAAGAAAGGCTCGATCTACAGTCGTGATTATGGTAAGCCTCGTGCTGAGCGTGAAGCCGCAGCCGCTGTTCGGCAGTTGCCGACGCCTCGGTCACAGCGCATGTTCCAGTCTCGTAGGCGGACTCCGTATCAAGCTGCTGCGGTAGCGGGGAGCCCCGGTTATGCGAAGGGCGGCTCTGTCAGTTCGGCGTCGAGTCGTGCAGACGGGATCGCTAAACGTGGTAAGACCAAGGGACGTGTACTGTGATGGCGTCGAGGGGAATGGGCATCATCTCCCCTCGCAAGATGCCCAAGCGCAAGCATCGTAAAGACGGTGATGAGTTCAACATGTACGCAGAGGGTGGCCCTGTTGGTCTCTACGCCAACATCCATGCTAAGCGTAACCGAATCAAAGCCGGTTCCGGGGAAAAGATGCGTAAACCGGGTAGTCCCGGCGCTCCTACTGCCAAAGCATTCCGAGAGTCTGCTAAAACGGCAAAGAAGTAATTATGGCGTATGAACGCTGGTATTACATTGAAGATGATAAGTTGTGGAAACATGTAGAGAATGTTGAACACGCATTTTTACGGCGCCAGTTCATACAAGACACACCGCTGTGTTCTGTCGAAGAAGCTAAGGTTAGATATCCGTCTGAATTAAAAGCGGCAGAGCACATCTCAAAGGAATAAAACGTGGCTACCACTGGTGTTGCCGATTTTAATCTCGACTTCAACGAGATTGCAGAAGACGCGTGGGAACGTGCGGGTCGCGAGATGCGGTCTGGCTATGACCTGCGTACGGCTCGCCGGTCGATGAATCTGTTGACGATCGAGTTTGCCAATCGTGGCATCAACATGTGGACGATCGAGCCGGGGACAATCAACTTGACTCCCGGCGTCTCTACATACCCGCTGCCCGCAGATACGATTGATATTCTTGAACACACTATTCGTACCGGTGCGGGCAATCCCACTACACAGTCTGATTTAACAATTTCTCGTATCAGTGTTTCTACCTATTCGGCCATCCCTGCGAAACTAGCACAGGGGCGGCCTATTCAGATTTTTGTGCGTCGTCTTCGTGATGCCCCTGAAATCGTTCTTTGGCCCGTACCGGACTCGTCTACTCCATATGTTCTCGCATATTACCGCTTACGTCGTATTCAGAATGCAGGGTCTGGGGCTTATACACAGGATGCTCCATTCCGGTTCTTACCCGCAATTGTTGCAGGGCTTGCGTACCACATTGCAATGAAAGTGCCCGAGCTTGCCGAGCGCGTCCCGATGCTGAAAGAGGCGTATGACGAGCAGTTCAACTTGGCTGCTGGTGAAGACCGCGAGAAGGCGTCTGTCCGGTTTGTCCCGCGTATGTATGGGATCCGGTCATGAGCAGCAAGTTTGCGTCCAGTAAACGGGCGATTGCGGAGTGTGATATTTGTGGGTTTCGGTATAAACTGAAGCAGTTGAAAGAACTGATTGTTAAAGATACCCCGACGCAGATTCTGGCATGTATGGAGTGCTGGAATCCGAGTCATCCGCAGTTAAAGCTTGGTACGTTCCCGGTTGAGGATCCGCAGGCAATTCGCAATCCTCGTCCTGACTTTACTGGTTATCCGCAGAGTCGAGCACAGGTCAGACCGCTATTTGGCTTTGCAACCGTCCCGCGTCTCGGGGTCATTAACGTCTATACTCCTTAGAGGTCACCATGAAAGATATGTCTGCCAAAACAGCGGTTCACAAACATGAGAAAGCGATGCACCCCGGCAAGCCGATGACCAAGCTTGCTAAAGGCGGTGTCACAAGCGTTAACATGAAGAAGTACGGTCGCAACCTTGCCCGTGCTATGAACCAGAAAAAGTCCTCCTTTACGTACAAGAAAGGGGCTTAAGATGGCAACGAAGAAAGAATCGTGGAAGTCCAGTACGCCTGTGACTATCCAGAATCTTGATACGCTGCTTGCCGCTAAGGAACCCAACCCGACTAAGACAAGCGGGATCAAGGTTCGTGGTGGTAAAGCACAGACTAAGGGCAAGATGGCCCGTGGACCGATGGCGTAAGCTATGAACTACGTAGAGCTTTGTGCAAACATTCAGGAAGTCTGTGAGACGACATTTACGTCGTCTCAGCTTGCTATGTTCACGAAGCAAGCTGAACAGAAGATCTACAACACTGTCCAGCTTCCCGTTTTACGTCAGACGACAACTTTGACGTTTACGCCGGGTAACCCTCTACTGACTCTGCCGCTAGATTTTCTCTACGCGTTTTCGTTCGCTGTTAACACAGGTACGGGCAGCTTTGAGTTTTTGTTGAACAAAGATACGGACTTCATGCGGGAAGCGTATCCCTCTGCTTCAACGACCGGGGTGCCGCAATACTACGCGTTTCAAGATGAAATCACGGTCTTCGTCGCCCCCACCCCGAACATCGCCTATACGTCTACTTTAACCTATGCCGCGTATCCTCTTTCGATCTCTGATCCGTTGAGTGGTGGTACCACGTGGCTTGGAGAGGAGTTCGACTCCGCGCTATTGAACGGGGCGTTAGTTGAAGCGATCCGGTTCATGAAAGGCGAAGCGGACCTTGTGGCGATGTATCAGCAGTTGTATGTACAAGCTGTTGGGCTGATCAAAGTGCTGGGTGACGGTAAGCTGCGTCAGGATACGTACCGTTCTGGTCAAGTTCGGATGAAGGTCAGCTAATGGCTATCACGACTGGGTTGTGTTTTAGTTTCAAGAAAGAACTGTTCGAAGCTATCCACGACTTCAACACAGACACATTCAAGGCTGCGCTATACACAAGCGCGGCTAATATTGGCCCGAATACGGCGGTATATACCACTGCTGGCGAGCTTCCTGCTGGTGGGGGCTACTCGACGGGCGGGCTTACGTTAACTGGGGCGACGGTTAGTTTATCTAACGGCACCGCGTTTGTTGACTTTGCGAATGCGGTGTGGGTGTCCACTAGCTTCACTGCTGTTGGCGTTTTAGTCTACAACTTCTCGAAAGCCAACCGGGCGGTGTTTGTTTACAACTTTGGTTCCACTACTACCTCCGCTGGTAATTTTGTTCTCCAGTTCCCGGAAAATAATTCTAGCCAAGCAATTATCAGGATTTAATCATGCCCAGTTCATACTCCCCGAACCTTAAGATTGAGCTTATCGGTATCGGTGAGCAGACTGATGCTTGGGGTACTACGACCAACGACAACTTCGAGAACGTCTTTGAGGAAGCCATCACTGGGATGGCAACTGCTACGTTCCCGCTTGATAATGACTATGACTGGGCTGCGGGATACGTGGACTCTGTTGGTTCACAGGCCCTACGTAATCTAGTCATTGAAGTTACTGGCACGATTTCGGCGACGCGGAACTTTATTGTCCCAACCATTGAGAAGCAGTACCTCGTTTACAACAACACAATCGGTGCGCAGTCGATCGTTGTAAAGACTCTAGCAGGTACTGGTATCACTGTTCCTAACGGGCAGCGGGCGCACTTGTTCGTTAACGGCACTGATGTCGTTGCAGTGGTTGACTATTTCCCGACGCTGCGTGCCGGGGCTGCTACGCTTGATACCGCGCTACCTGTC